TTGGAATCTTTACAAATGCACGACATCAGAGGCTGCCAGGCTAGGTAATAAAAGCCTCCATACCCAGAAAATTTTACGCGCTCAATTTTTAGCGCACCGGGCACAACAAACTCGTCGGGAACTATCACTGGAAAGTTACTCTGCGGTAGCCTGGCAATCTACGCACCACGCTGTTTGTTCCCCAACGCACAGCATTTCGGGGAATGTCTATCTCGCATGTGTACCATTTGTAGTCACATTTAGTGCATCTACGATCCCGAATAATCGACTCAACAGTGTCATGGCGCGTACTAACTGCGCGGATTTCGGAGCAATCACAAAGAGGACAATTCATTTGGCTCAGTATCAGCTGGAGGCTTTGATTGTGCTTTGACAGCGCCCCAAGCAGCGATTTCTTTGAACACTTTTGCCTCTCCTACGGTCTGCATTCGCACAGACCAAGCATCTATCTGATCCAAAGATGGGCATGGTGCGGTGTCAGTCATTGGGCAATGCCTCCAGGGCCCGCCGGACGGTGTTCAAGTCAGCGATGTCGAGCGTTACTTGCCCGTCAGGAGTGGGCAACACTTTCAGCGCTTTTAGCGCCTGCTCCTTCAAGCTCGGCGGCTTTGGGCGGCGAGCGGCGCGGAGATCAGCTTCATCCAGCCCCCAGTCATCTATCAGCGCACAACACGCCTCCAGCTCCTGGTCGGCGCCAGCGGCGTAAGCGCGGTTAATTAGCCACAACTCTCGGGTAAGGACGTCTGCGACGCCGTGTGGGACTAAACTGCGTAACAATACCACCAACCCTTGCGGTGGGGTGATTGGGTGTTGGTTAGTCATTGTTCTGGTGTACCGGGGAGTGGATAGGTGTCTAGGTGTTTTAGTAGTCGCCGCAAATACCACAGCGATTTTGATGCGTTGAGGGTTGGGTCGTCTTTGTCCCACATGCGGAGCATGTAGCGCAGCACGTGGCCCTGGCAGTTGCCCAGAACGGGCGTAGGTGCCCGACCGATGGCATCTTCAATAATGTCGATGACTTCCATCCGCCCAGTGGTGTAGTGGGACGGGTGGTTTACAGGATCAGGACCGGTCATGGGTGAACAGATGGACGGCGCTAGTGTAGCACAGAAGGCTGGCTTACCACTTCACCCTGTCGGCCCAGTAGGCGGCAGACAGTTTGCCCTTCGCAATGTTGTCGGCATGGCGAGCCTTGAATGCAGCCCTACGGGCCTTATCTGCGGCTGATTCACCTTTTTTCGGTGGCGACCCAGACACACCCTGCTGACCAAAACGGATCAGCTTGACCGTATCGCCTTCCTTAGCAAGCACAACATGGGACTTGTTTGGGTTGTTTGGAGTGCGCTTGGGCTTGTTGTACCCCTCAAATTCCTCACCACGGTAGGTGATCATTTTTTCTTCTTGGCTGTTTTGGCGGATGCTTTGAATGCGGATGCCGTTGGGCGGCCAGCTTCACCTGGCCGCGCCATACGTTCTTTACTCCCCGACTCAATCCGTTTGCGCTTGGCGGCGATGTTGGCGTAAAGGCCAGGTTTTTTAGGGGTTGCCATAGCGCTGTCGTAATTGACCCGAGGTTAGCTCAGTCCATTCCAGTGCTCCACGCTTCCTCCGCTTTAGCCCTAAGGGCCTCCAGCTCTGCACTGGTGCGGTCTCCCTCGCGTGCGCGTATAGATTGAAAATCGTGTCCTTCTGCTCCAGATCCCTGTCCACCACTAGATTTAGCAGTGGGACACTGGTCTATTTCTGCGTGAGGTGTCCCCCTGGTGTCCGCCCCAGGTTCGGCCCCAACCTCCAAACCAGGTTTAGCAGGTGGACACTCACCACTTTTTAGGGGGGCTGTCCCACTGCTACTTTCCAGTCCACCATTACCTTCTGCCTCAGTAGGACACCTATACAACAACGCCCCCTGTGCGCGAGAAGAGAGAACTGCCTGGTAGTGGGGTGTAGGACTTCCACCTCTCCCTGGAACGACCTCTTCGTGATCGACGCGGATCAACCCGCGCTTGAGAAGACGCTGGAGCGACTTTCTGATGGCGTCCACAGAGCCTCCGCAGACCGGATCGGAGTTCAGGTCCAGCCGTGAGCGGGTGGAGGGGTAGACGGTCCGCAGACGGGCCAGTACGCGATCAGTAACCCCACTGGGGGAGCTGGTGCCGGAATCCTGCTCAGGGGTCCAATCTGCAAGGGTGAAGCTGAGGTCAGCCTCCTGGCGCATGATCAGCCGCGTTCCACCACGCCCACTACGGGATTTCTCGATGGTGACAATCCGCGCATCCTGTCCGGTCTCTTCCAACTGCTTCGAGCTGGGGCGTGAAAGGCTCCAGGTTTCATCCACGGCATCCCGAATAGCCGAGGTGCCCCTAAACCCGCCCTGCTTATTGGCGTGGTGAATGATCAGGATCGTCGCGGCTGGAAAGAGGATCCCGTTATTCCGTGTCAACCAGTACAGGGGGCTCGCAAAGTCGCTCTTATTCTCATCAAAAGCCTTGCCCCCACTACAACCAATCAACGAGTCAATCACCACCAGCTTGGGTTTCACGTCGTGCATGAGCTTCACAAACTGCGCGTAGCGCTGGATCGACCACTCACTCCGCAAAGTGACGGGAGCATCCATAGGCATCCCAACCTCCTCTAACTGCTCCTGGAGCTGCACCAAGGGCTGGTCCCCGTTAAGCAGCAGCACAGGCCCAGCTTGAACTGGAACGGCCTTCCCACGGATCACAAAGGGCGCTCCGGTGGCAATGTGCTTAGCCAGCGTCCAGGCACTCATGGACTTGCCATCCCCACCTGCCCCATAGACCAACACCACCGCCGGGCAAGGCAACAGATCTGGAATGAGGTATTCCCGTTTGAAGTCGGTCTGCATGAGTTCTTTCAAGCTCATGGTGTCCGTCTGCCCCTCAAATTGGATCTGGTCAACAATCAGCCTTTCAAGGGCACTTTGATCTCTGTATCCAGCCCTGAGCGAAAGCTGGTTGAGTTTGAAGTTCATCTCGGCTGGATTGTCCAGCTCCATAAGAACCTTTGCCTCCCGCATCACCTCATCAAATCCCAGCAATTCCTGGCGAACCTTCTGGACTGCTGCCTCAGCACCCTCAACAATCTTCTTGGTGCTTTCACTAAACCTCAGCCGTTTCGGGTCTTGCTGGTCCGCCAACCAAATCAGTGTTCCCAGCCCAATAGCACCGCCAGCCTTAAAGCTGTTCCACCGATCTTCACAAGGATTCGCAGACTCCCAAACATCGGAATACTCAACGTCTTCCGCACTCCAAGCACTCCACAGCGTCAAACCCAGCTCGTTCGGTAGCACCGAGTGGATCGCCATCCCAACTTTCACCCAGTGGTCATGGCTGCCGACCCCCTGCTGTGGAATAACCCGCAGACAGTCCTGCACAATCTCAGCAATCTCATCGTCCGAGCGGTCGTCTAGCTGGAGCGCCTTGCGGTTTTTAACGAGGCCTTCACCAGCTGGGACGCCCTTTGCCTCTCGCATCTCCGCTATGAGCCACCCAGGAGCCTCAGGAAGGGCCTCTAAGTCGCCGGTGAACCCGTAAGTACCCACAGGGGCCTTGCCGTCTTGTGAGCCCGGATAGGCCCCATAGAGAAGGCCTTGCCGTCCCCACAAAACTTCATATCCGCCCCTGCTGTCGCTCAACCCAAAACCTTTGACCTCGCTCCAGTGCTCTTCTGGCACTGTGAAGAGGTATTTGGCCGCATTCGCCTTTGTACTTTTAACGACTGGAGCGCCTATTAAAGATTCGCCCCATTTCTTTAATAAGGCCCCGAGGTTGCGATCCACATCGAGAATCACCAACCCACCACTGCGCGGTCCAGTGAATACGCCGACGGCTTTGAAGACACTGGGGCGCCTTTCAATGGCCAACGCCACATCCTCCGGCCCTAGCACACGGTGGTGCGCCTCTTCCAGAGGTGTTTTGCCTTTGCTGATCTTCCCTGACTTGAGCGCCTCGCCCTTGGCGTAGATAGGGGCGTAGGCCATTCCGGCGGGCAGTTGCCGCACGAAATCCAGCAGCTCTGTAGCACACAACATGATACAATCCCAAGTGAAGAGTTAGCCGCGACCCAGTGCCCGCAAGCGCTGGGTCGTTTTCATATGGTAGCTGTTGACAGACCC